GAGTTAGCCGATACAGTGTCTGCAATGCTTTCGTAGTCGGGCAGCGGGTCATAGTACGTCGTGTCCGGCGGTGTTGCGTTAGGCTGAGACTGCGTAGCCGTAACCTCATAAACCACGTTGTCGTATCTAAACAACTCGCCGATTGCGTAAACATTGCTTTCGTCAAACAGAGAAATCGTCAGATCGTTAAGAGTTGCCTGGATTGATGTAAGCTCACCAGCTTGAGATGAAATGCTGTTTTCAGTAACTACTACGCGGGCATCTAGCGTCGAGTAAGCGTCAGCATTGGCAATAATGTCGTTGTTGGCCGACACCAGCGAGGCATTGACGTCTATAAACTCATTGTCGTAATCAACGATCGTGCCTTCCGCTGCTTCGATGCGGGGGCCATAGTCATCAAGCAAATCCTGCATCGACGGAATTTCGATAGCATGATCCCCGACTGTTCCCTCCAGTGTCGGAATGCGAATGCCGTAATCGTCAAGAGTATTCTGGATCGTCGGGATTGTTTGAATCGGCGTCAGCAATTCGTCTGCCAGTTCCGATTCTGAAAGCAGTCCCTCCAGCAGCCCGATAATGTAATCAGGATCAAACAGCGCTTGCGCCAGCGTGCCGGCCGTCGCATTGGTTGGCCCCTCAATGTCGCTGGTTGATGTGAACGTGATCCAGTAATAGTAAGGCGTGGGGGCTACGTCATCGCGCCGGTAGTCGGTATAGAACGCGCCTGCTTCACGCCCTGCCAGAATGGCATTGGCAAAGTTGTCCGTCTCTGAACGGTAGATGCTGGTGTAGGCGTGATTGCTGTACAGCGTGCCGGGGAAATCCCAAGTGAGATTGATGGCGCCGTTGAATCCGCCCACGGCATTGAAACTGGTCGGCTTGGGCGGGATGGTCAGGTTTGGCGTTCCGCCGCCTCCGTCGCCATCTCCCGGCGTCAGGCTTCCGCCCCCAGCTCGAGCGCTAAACTTGCCAATCCCGCTATCTACCAAGTCCTGTCGCGTAACCCAGGCGTCCAGGGGGTTGCCTCGAACGCCTTGCCCAACATCAATGGATTCGGCAATAGCGGCCACGATAGGGCGCATCTCTGCCGGGATTTTTGGCGAAACTGGTGGCAGGGAACGACGACGCTTAGTCATTAAACAAGCTCTCCTGGCGACGTGGATAACTGGATGGAGGCAATTTCAGTGGTGCCTCGCAGTTCCACTTCCCAGTCTCGGAACAAAGTAAAACCGGGAGGCATACGAAACATATTGTGGGAGGTAATAGACCGGCTCATCACGGTAACGCCATCGGCGTAGACATTCAGAGTGACCGGGTAGTCATAAGCAATCAGCTTGCCGCAAGTGAATCCAGCGGCGCCTGGGGGAATCTCGTGAAGGCGTGAGCGCCAGGTGTAGGTGAGCGGGTCGCCCTTGTCCCACTGGGTGACATCAGAGCCTTGCACCAAGTACAAAACATCCTCAAACACATCGTAATAACCGGCGCTGGCTACGGTGTCGTAGAACTCAATGCCAGATCCTGGAGTGAAGGCAAACGAGCCGCCGTCATAAAAACCCAGATACATGCCGTCGTATCGGTAAGCGTGCAGGGTTGCCGGGCTCAATGCTTGCCATTGCTCGCGGGTTAATATTTGCGAGGTGATGACTTGTGCCTCAGAGCCGCCCACAGCTACCAAGCCGTCGTAGCCGGCGTAAACAGCGTAACCGCCCATATCCACCATGGATCGCTTGGAGAGGCAGGGTTGATTCTCGTCCAGCTTCATCTGGCCCATAGACTCTGGGCTATAACCAGTGACAAGCCAGGGCTGCCCCGTGGTCGTCACAATCAAACCGTTACTGACCGCTGCAATGGCCACGATGGGATCACTGAATGCTAACTGGTAGCTCACAGGCCATGCGTGCGGCAAATACGGCACACTAAAGGCCAGGGTATTTTTAAAGAAACCGACAAGAATGCCATTCGGTAGCGTGGTAAGCCCCTGCATCTCAGGGTTTGGTGCGTCCCATTCAGTGCTTTCCAGTGCTCGCCCAAGGGTTTCGGACAAAACCGAGTCAGTAAAGGTGCCGGTAGCGGCGGTGACTTCAACCACCAGTTGATATTGCCCGCCACTTTCGACGCGATAGAGCCGCTTCTTGGTGATGTTCAGCGCAGCACTGGGAATGCTCGGCAATGCTATCTCAAGCTCACCGTTAGCCGGGGCGCCAGTTACGTCGTCCCATCGAATACCTACCCCGGACGGATCACTTGGCGGGCCCTCTTCACCAAACTCGGTGACCAGCGTGACCAGATAGAATACTTCCAGCGCCGTATCGGGGACGGTTGTGCGATCAGCCGGCGTGGTAATGGTTGGGCCAGACTCGGGAGCCGGTACGCCCAACGTGAACCAGGCTGAAGGATAGGGACCGGTACCGGTGGTGACTTGCGCAAGACTGCCCATCTTGGGCGCATCCTGGCCTGTCCAATACACGCGGGCGTAGGCATCATTGGCAATCGGTGAGCGAACCACGTCCACGTCGTATTGATTGCCCCATGAGAACCAGAAGCCATCTCCGTCGTTGCCAACGTCGTACCGGTACAGGTTGCTCGGGCTAATGGTCGCCGGGAGGCTGCTGGCAATCAACGTATCCCGGTGCGGGCGCAGCGTTCCCTTCTTCAAATTCAGGTTGCGGGCAATCTGTGCGTTGTTTTCAGGCAATAGCCTGGCGTCCAGAATAGGCACTTCACCCCGGAATGCTGCGTGCTGAATCTTCATAGAGGATTCCGTTAGATGAACTGTCGGGCTTTCGCGCGGATACCGCCGCGGGCATGACCAAAGCTGGCAAGGCGCTTGGCATCTGTTGTGCCGGATCGGTATTGGGTCTGGTAGTAGGTGGCCATTTGAGGATCGCGCCACGGTTGCGGCATCAGCAGGAGTCGCCAGCGGGCGCCGTTGCATATCGTGTCGGCGTGATCGTTCAGCAAGGCTTCAGGAAGATCGGCGCCCACGGCCGGGCGGCAGGCCAATCGGCCGGTCAGCGTATCGCTTTTGGTGTCGCGCAACATGGTGATCTGGTTGGGGCGTTTCTGCTCAAAGTCAAAGTTAGCCTTCAGATAACGGTCGGTGTCCTTCAGTGCAGATATGCGCAGCACCTCGCCGTTCTCGGGCGTTAGCACTTGGGCATAACCGGATTTAGCGGCCACCACCACAATGCCCTCGATCACCCAGGCATCAGCCTCTTGGCACAATTCGCGGGCCATGCGCTTGATCTGTTCGCGCACGGTCATCAGCGGGGCGTCAGGCACATCAATCGCCACTTGGTTTACCAGATCATCTATTGTCATTATCTGGCCCTCTGCGGGTTCGTGGAGGCGTCATAGGCGTTCGGGGAAGTTTGCGCATCCGTCTGCGCCTTGCCGGCCATTTGTTGCATGTAGCTTTGATAGTGCATCTGGGCCCGCTGCAAATTCGGCGCGTGTTCGGCGTCTTTGCTGAAGGCCCGGTAAAGAATGTAATCGGTGGCCACAGGCACATAAGCGGCGTTCAGCTTGAACGACTCCAAGCCGACGACGGCCAAATCCAGCGTAGCGTTATGGCCCTCCGGCACGGCGGAATACAGAATATCAACGGAAGTACCGGCAATCGCAGGCGGGTGAACGTAAAAGCGAGTGGGGCTTAGCTCATCAAATGTGAATTGCTCGATGCTGCTGCTGGCCTGGTCTGCGTGCCAACTGCGGCGGGTCGAATCCAGTGCGCGACGAGTTGTGACCGTGATGGCCATACCGGTTGCGTTGCGAATCACGTCCAGCAATCGCAGGCCACTGGTGGGAATGTCTTGTTTCGTGCCCTCGACAAGAGACAGGCTTTCGCTTACAGAGAATGCCTCGGGCTTAATTTGTACCGCTGCCTGGTAAAATTCATTCAACCAGCCAACCAGCTCAACATTGTTCCAGCGTATACCGTCTGCGGTGATCTCCTGCAAAACTGTCTTGACGTTGTTGATGATCGGGGCAACGGTGGCCATGGGCTAGATTTCCTCCATGTGTGAATACTTGGCCATTGCAGCCGTCCACGGCATAACTCGGCCGGTGGCTTTGTTTCGGGCCATACGGCCTATCGGTGCCAGCGTTGGCTTGGCCGTTTTTTCTGGATGAATCTTTGTTTCCGGCTCAGCCTGATCTTCAGCCTCGGCCAACAATTCAGACCGCATCACTTCCTTGGCTTTGCGCTTATCCACATCGACGCCCAGGTGCTCAATGCCAAGGTCTTCCAGTTCGTCTTTGGTTTTGGCCCCTTCAAGGGCTTTGATGATGTCCATGCGTTACTCCTGAAAA